TATGTTTGGACAGAAGGGTCATCATTAGCTCAAAATTTTCAGCCTTGGGATTTATTTTTCAATGCTACTTCTATTAAGAAGAAACTTGATAATTTTGCTTTTATACATTGTAATTTGCATGTTAAAATTTTAATTAATGCTTCTCCATTTTACTATGGGGCTATAATAGCATCATATGTACCATTAACAACTTTTAATACAACATATTTGAGTGCTAATGCATCCTCAGCAAGTGCTGCATTAACAGCAGGAGGTGATAGCAATTTGTGTCAATTATCCCAATGTCCCCATGTGATGTTGTATCCACAAACATGTCAGGGAGGTGAATTAACATTGCCCTTCTTTTACCATCAAGACTGGTTACCAGTCGTAACACGTTCTGAATTTCAACAAATGGGAGTGATATATTTACAATCCTTTACTCCACTACAGAATGCTTCCTCCTCTGCTGGAAGTGGTGTTACTGTATCTGTTTATGCTTGGGCTACTGATGTTAAATTAAGTGGTCCAACAACTGGATTGGCTTTACAAGCAGATGAGTGGAATCTAAATGGTCCTGTTTCAAAACCAGCTTCAGCGTTAGCTTCAGTTGCTAGTTCTTTGACAAATGTTCCTGTTATAGGAAGATTTGCTAAGGCCACTAGCATGATCGCTTCTGCAGTTGGTAGTGCAGCGTCTATTTTTGGTTTTACTAATGTTCCTGTTATTGAGGATGTATGTCCTTATAAACCAACATCTTTTCATTCTTTTGCCTCAACTGAGATTTCACAACCTATTGAAAAATTAACTATAGATCCAAAGAATGAACTTTCTATAGATCCACGAATAGTTGGGCTGGATGGAACAGATTCAATGATAACTCAGAATTTTGTTAAACGTGAAGCTTATATTTGTCAACCAGTATGGTCTGGAACGAACGTAACAGATGATATATTGTTTAATTGTTATGTTTCGCCATATCATCAAAATTTGGAAACTCATAGTACGTTTAAATATGTTACTGGAACTCCACTATCGCATATATCATGTATGTTTGGATATTGGCGAGGTTCTATTGTATATAGATTTAGATTTATTGCTTCTCGTTTTCATCGTGGGAGAGTTATAATACAGTGGGATCCAAAAGCTAATGTTGGTGCTGTAGCTAATGTTTCCAATCAAGCTTATACTAAAATTGTTGATATTTCAGAGGAAACTGATGTGGAAATTGAAATTCCATATCTACAACAAACGGCTTATCAACAAACAGCGTTATATAATAGTAATGCTAATCAACAAGCTGTTTATCATGCAATAAATGGTACTGTGGCAGCAGCATACATAGATGGTGTCTTTAACGGATACTTGTCAGTGAAATGTTTGACTGCACAGACTTCTCCGGTAACTGCCGCTAATATTGAAATTTTAGTTTCAGTTAGAGGAGGAGACGATTTTGAATTTGCTAATCCTATTGATTTGCAACAAGATACATCCTTTTATAGTTTGAATTCGCAGGAATTGATACAATATGATGAGCCCCAACAATTGTTGTCTGGGAAGAAAGAATCTCACCTGCCATCTGAAATAAAAAATGTGGTATTTATGGGTGAAAAGATTGTTTCTTTAAGACAAATATTAAGGAGAACTACGTTACAAAGAGTGTATAACAATATTACATTTTCTACCTCAAATAAGTGGTCTGCATATATTTTAAATCATGCTTATAATCCTCTATATTTTGGATTTGATGCTAATGGAATAAATACTGCTAAGGGTTTGATTACCACAGCAACTACATTTCCATTTAATTTTGTTCTAGTTACTCCTTATTCTTGGTTAAGTCCCTGCTTTAGATCATATAGAGGATCACAGATATGGCATTATGCATTATCTTCACCTGCCTTAGTTAATGATAATTTATTGACGGCAAGTAGAAATATTGGATCTTTAACTGCAGCTAATTATTATCAGGCATTAACTGTTCTTTTAGCTGGTTATTCCAATTCTATTGGAGCAAATTATTTTCTTAATACTTTTTCTTCAGGTGCTGGAGGACAATCTTGTGTTTTGACAAAAACTCAAGGTGGTATTTCAGCACTTTATCCAATGTATTCAAAATTTAGAATGCGTACTACTGATATATCTACTGCAACATTAGGAACTGGTAATGATGATACTAATAAAGAATATGCTTCTTTTAGATATCAATTACAAACACAAGCCTCAAACTCATCAGATCAATTTATGACAAATTTATACCATTCAATTGGTACTGATTTCTCATTTTTGTTCTTTTTGCATGTTCCAACTTATGTTATAATTGCTTCTATTATACCAGTATAAATAAACAAAACGACCTGGAAGTGTCGTGAAACCTTCTCGTTTATTAATAGACGATAATTATTAAACTCCATGCTGGACGATGGCGTGGTTTTATTTTAAGTCCCTTCCGGGGTCGAAATTGCTATATATAATACATATTTCATATTTACATATTTTACATATACTATATATTACTACATAAAAGTGGTTTTTAATTCGACTCAGGTCGAAGGAATTTATCCACCGCTAATCCGATGTAGTCGTCAATTTTCATTCCGAAGCGGAACTAACCG